ATAGACTGTAATTGTAGTAAACACTTTATCTTAACTTTAGACAGGAGTATTACAAATGAGAATCAAACCAATAGCGTCAAATATGACCGAATTACTGCTAAACGATGGCACTCAAGTGCTATTCAGTTATGAGACACCGGTAGCGAGTTGGAAAGATGGACAATTCTATAAGACCTCGCACAAGTGGAGTAAAACCACAAGCAAACATATAAACAAATGGTCTCATTGTGCCGTAGAAATGCCACAGGATTACTTTAATAACTTAGTTAAGGGAGTTTAATAATGTCTGATAAATACAATGGATGGACAAATTACGAAACATGGAACGCTAATCTATGGATTGATAACGATTGGCGTATGTCTGAGCAAATCGCTATGATTACAGGCGATTATTTCGGCTCATATGAGGATTTAGACACAATCACAGGATTAGTAGCGGAAAGAATCAACGATATGTTTTTGGATATGATGCCCGATATTGAGTCAGGGTTTTTTGCTGATGTAATGAACGCCTCGTTTCGAGAGGTAAATTTTCACGAAATAGCCCGCTATTATGTCGAGGTAGAGGCGGAACAATTAGAGGATGACAAACAAGAAAGCGAGTCGACAGAATGAAAAACTATCATATGATTATTATTGGTGTTTTATTGTTTATCTTTGCCCAGATTATGTGGCATTTAACTGCAACGGGGGTTATTTAATTATGGTAATCAATGCTAAATATGTTAATTGGTTTGATGAGGGTTTAGAATCATTCTATGGGGATGACAATCAAGGTTTTATACATGGATTTTATGTCTATGATGAAACCGAAGATTTCCCATACCATGTGGAATGGTTTAAGACTGAGGAAGAGGCTAGAAAAGCATTATTAACAATTTGAAAGGGTTTAATTATGATTTATTTCACACTGAATAACGATGGATTACTTTATAACCTAGGTAATCATGAAAATTGGGAAAACGCCGAAGAGTATGCTCAAGATAACAACATAGATAGTATTTGGTTGTTTAATGAGAATGAAGCTAAGAATTGGGTAGAATTTATTCATGAATCACTTAATCAAGATTGCCCGAAGTTTGAACCAACTAAAGAGGAGATATAAAAATGATTACGATTAACTTTAACGATGATGTAATAGTGTCTAAAACAAGGCAAGAATGGATTGACGAATTGCTAGAAAACGATTTAGCCCTATGTCAGTCAGATTCTACCTATAACGATAATACGATTTATGACCTACTTTTAGGCGGTTGTAAAGGTTATGTAAATATGACAGACGAAGAAATATCTAAAGAGGTTTATAACCAATTAGAGTATCTATATGAGGAGATATAGCCATGCAATATAAACCAAACCCAAACAATATCGAGAATTTATCCGATAACGAACTAAACGAGATTAAAGCCTATGTTAAGGGAATAATCGAGGGTATAAAAGACACTCACAAACCCGATAAGGTGGATATTATCTTAGAAGATTATTGGACTGCGTGGGATAACACTATTGACATAAATATATGGATTGACGAATCAGACCCTAAACGATATTTAACTACACTCTATCGCATAAGCGAATCCGGTTACACTGATACGGATACTTTTCAGCGCTTAGATTACATGAAAGGTTAATAATGGATAAATTAGAGCAAGCCTATGCCATGGATTTATTGGCACGCTTAACAGAATCAATAGAGACCTATTTAGAAGATGATAGATGGGATGGAATAACAGTAATGCACGCTGAAATTAAAGAATCTAATAAACTAATCCGTAAATACTACAAACGATTAAGAAAGGATGCAACAGTATGACACGCTCAGAAATGCAATACCAAATATGGACTGATTTAGGCTACTTAGATAAACCCGTTAATCGCTCTAAAGAGCGGTATTTGCAACACTTATGGAAGTTATCCGATGATGAACTGTTTAAACTATGGATGAATATTCACAATGCTAGAGAGGCTTATAAACAATGAAAACCTTATTATTTTGGTTTATGACATACCTAATTTTAGCGTATGTTTTCTATCATCTTGTTGGAGTGGCTTTATGTTATACTTGGGAATACCTCTAGAATCGATTTAAACGGCTCTGGTGAGGTTTTCTAAATGATGTTGATGTCTAGGTATTACTTAATCAATTTTAATTGAATAGAGAGGCTTTTTATGAATTACAATAATAATCGATATTATGAACCTGATGACGGGGATTATGACAACGAAGCATTTCAGGAGTCAGTTGATTGCTTATTAGCTAGTGATGGACAATGCTATTGGGCTGATACTGACAATTGGGATGAGGCTTTGAGTCAATTAGAGCTAGATGAGGGTTATAAACCCGATAGCGCACCTGCCGAAGTAATTGACAAGGTCAAAGCATATTGGTTAGATATTGCTCAGAATATTGCTGAAGGAGATTTTTAAGATGCGATGCCAATGTTGTAATACTATGCTGACAGACTATGAGGCAACGATTAAACACGCTTTAACTCGAAAATACTTGGAGATATGTAGTGATTGTCTAAAAACAATCGATGCGTATATTCCTATTCAGGTAAGACAAGATTTGATGAATGAATCAGATACGGCGCTGACTGAATCGTTGGTTGAGGACGATAACGGGTATATCGATGGTGGTTTAGATGCTGAGGACCCAGACGATTATTGGACTGATTGGGACAATCGATAGTGCTCACGCTTGCGGGTAATATAGGTATCGTTATAATTAATATAGTCTATGCCATAACTGTGAATATAGACTACTATCAATTAACATAAAGAAACAATCAACGATAGTCTATGTTGTTTACCTATATAGTTATTATAATGCACTTTTGGAATGTTGTCAAGCAGTTTATTTTTGTCTTATGTATTGACTTTTGGGTGGTTATGTCTTTAAATTGGCGTTGTCTTTTAACTAGGGGGTGTTTATGAATCAAAGCCACAACGAAGAAGCAAGATACCATTTCATATTGATGGATATGGTTGATTTAATTGGGGATTATGGCTATGACAAGGTCATGGACGATTTATCAACGGCGATTGCTGATAAGGTTAATCGATTAGTTGGCAGAGCAGTGGCGGAAGAGATTGATGATTAGGGATTTTATTTTTGTTGGAGTGTTTGCACTCGGTGTTGTGTGTGGCTGGGTTGCTAATCAGGTTGATTTTGACCACGCTGGTTGTGATGATTACTCCGGCAAACATCAACGCTATGAGGCTTGGTTAAGCGTTAAAGATGGAGTATATCGATGTTTTTGGATAGAGAAAGATTATCCGCACAGGGTGCGTGTGCAGGGTGTGATTGATGTTAAGTAACATAAATGATACATAAAGTAGGGTTATTGTAACAAATACGATACATTAGGAGATTTATGACTAAGAAAACCAGAGCGATGCTTGAGGCTGAGAATGATGAATTGCGTAGAGGAATCATACCCGATGGTTATGTTTTCCTTTGCATTCATTGTGCAAAAGAGTTAAAATTATTTGAAGGAACTGAAGATGGTATGGAAGTGTCCGCCACTAAACCTAGTGAATTGGAATAACTTTTGGAAATGGAGAAAACCAATGACAACTTTTACGAGCGAGGATAGAGAATTATGCGAACAAGATTTTATGAAGCAAATCAAAGCATTACAGGACGAAGTAGTGCGAACACAAACCGAACTAGTTATGGCACTAGCAGAGGTGCAGGCACTTCGTTGTCAACTTATTCAGGCAGAGGGTTCAAGACATTGACCGAGAGTAAATTTTTATATCACATGGCTTGCGACGAGTGCGGTTCAAGCGATGGTAACGCTATGCACAGCGATGGACACACTTACTGCCATGTATGCCACACATACAAGGCTAGGACAGGTGAAATTACGAAAGATTACAAAAAACCAATGAACAAGGAACTAAACTTTTATGACAATGCTTCTTCTCTTAGTATCGTTAATCGTGGTATTACTTCGGCTACTTGCTTAGCCTACGGCGTTAAACAAGACACCGGCAAACACTACTATCCCTACTATGACATTGATGGCAAGATGGTTGCTATCAAGACTCGAATGGTTGAGGCTAAGTCGAAGGAAGCCACACTCTTCGGGCAGAATCTATTCACCAAATCAGGTCGATACTTGACTATCTGTGAGGGTGAACTAGACGCTCTGGCTGCTTATCAGATGCAGGGTAGTAAATATCCTTGTGTCAGTATTCGCAGTGGCGCTAGTGGCGCTCTAAAGGACTGTAAAGCAGAATACGAATGGATTGATTCTTTTGAGAATATTATCTTATCGTTTGATGCCGATGAACCCGGACAGAAAGCAGCACAGGCTGTTGCTGAACTGTTTGGTGGCAAAGTTAAAATCATGAAACACAAGACAGGATACAAAGATGCCTCTGATTACCTTGAAAATAATGCTAGTAAAGAATTTGTTGATACTTGGTGGGCTGCTGAATCTTACATACCTGATGGAATTATTCAAGGTAACACCCTCTGGGAATTGGTATCGTCTCCTATTGAGAAAGCTGATTGTGACTATCCGTATGACGGCGTTAATAAACTCACATACGGCATTCGCAAAGGGGAACTTGTCATGGTCACAGCAGGCTCTGGTCTTGGCAAATCTCAGTTCTTACGAGAAATCGTTTGGCATATCCTTAACAAGACTAGTGACAATGTCGGACTTATGTTTCTTGAAGAGGGAGTCCGCAAGACTGCTAGGTCGCTTATGTCTTTGGCGGTGAACAAACCAATTCATTTACCTGATGTTGAAGTTACTTCTGAGGAGTTAAAAGATGCATTTGATAGAACTTTGGGAACTGACCGCTTGTATTTGTTTGACCATTTTGGCAGCACTTCTTTGGAAAATATTGTCAACAGAGTGCGTTACATGGCTAAAGGTCTTGGCTGTGGTTATGTGTTTCTTGACCACATTAGTATTATTGTCAGTGGTGGTGATGTTGGTGATGAGCGTAAAGCCCTAGACGCTATCATGACTAAGCTACGCATGATTGTGCAGGAGACGGGAATCAGTTTGATTTGTGTCTCACATCTAAAGCGTAACGAAGGTCGTGGACACGAGGAAGGTGCTGTGACATCATTAGCACAGTTGCGTGGCTCAGGCGCTATTGCACAGCTCTCTGACATCGTCATTGGACTAGAGCGTAATGGACAGGCTGAAGATATGATTGAGCGCAACACTACTAGTGTCAGGGTATTAAAGAATCGATTTAGTGGCTACACTGGCAACTGTGGTTCTTTGCTGTATAATGGACAAACCGGAAGAATGTTAGAGATAAAGGATACGCTATGAATAATGATTTAATTGAAAAAGCAAAACGCTATGCACAAACCGATGACTACCATGTCACTCGTAAAATCATTACTGATTTGTGTAACGAGATTGACCGCTTGAAAGAACTCAACAAGAATGTGTTTAGTCGCATTCAGGACAATCAGGAAGTATTTAAGAATGCAGAGCGCTATAACTGGCTACGCAGTGCATCATGGGATGTGAATCCTGAGATTGCAGCTCCGTCAGTAATTCTGTGCAATGGTGATATGACTAAATGGCAATGGATGCTCGGTAAAGAAATTGATGAAGCGATTGACAAATATTTAGATAAGGAGTAATGATGACTACGAAGACAGTTAAACTAGATAGCTTTATTTGGATTGCCGAGAATGGTAGTCTTGAGTATGGTTTTTATATCGGCGATAGCGATGACCCGATTACATTTAAAAGCACACTCAAGGAAGTAATGCGTCAAACACTGGATGCATATTTTGTTCGTGGTGTTATCTGTCCTGACCATCGTAGTGATGTAGAACAACTAATCAAGAGTCTAAAAGTTGCTACGGCGTTGGCAGAGCATGAACTGGAGCGCATGGGCGATGAATAAACTAGTCAACATCAATGGTCGTTTAATCAATCCCGATTCTGTTACTTACATTATTGATAGGGAGATTGTGTTTAACAACGGGCATCGTTGGGTCGCTACTGAACCTGAGATACAGGAACTATTGGCAGTGATGTTTGAGACACCAAGACCAGTGCCAACTACACCAGTCGTTGCCAAGAAAGCAGTTAAGAAGAAATGACTCTAGAACACTACATTGTCGGAGCCACTGGCATTGGTTACTTAGTTGTTGGCGTTTTACAACTGAGCAAAGGCAGTATGTCTAATGCATTGATTTGGATAGGATATGCTGCAGCGCAAATTGGACTATGGATTAATCTTAAATGAAACTCAATAACGATAATCGTTTTGATATTGATTTGGAATACGGACAAATCTTTG